CAATTTTAGACACTTTAAGGGCAAAACTATCTGCAATTACCTTTAGCATTTCATTCGCCTTTTCTTGAGTAATAGGAGCGTCTGACATAGTTACCTTTACACCATTTGTATAAAAGGTGTTCCCGTATCCAATAGTAGGAACTTTTGCCGAACACAAATAAGGTTTAAGACTTAAACCCTCGAAAGTTTTTATAAGTTCATATCCTTTACTATCTAATTTCATATTGTTTTTTTTAGTTTATTAACTTCCGCTTTTAACTTTTCGTGGTCGAGTTGTAATTTATTATATTTCGCCTCAAGTTCATTATGTAAGCGTTCCCAATTTTGAGAAACTTCTATTTCTTTTGCGTATGATAGCTGAATTTCATTAAACTTATTTTGAAGTTCTCGATTATGCTTTCTTATTTCAGATAATTCAGCCATAACCTCTGACATCCTATCTTTGTAATCACTAAGAAAACCATCGTACATTAACTGCATCGAAGATACCGCATCTGTTTTTTGTTTCATTCTACCACCGAATACCCACGCTATTGGAACTGAAATATAACCTATTATTGCTGCCCAATTATCTGCTAAAAAATTCATTCGTTTATTGTTATTTTTGATTTAAAATTATCCTTTGTCATATAAGCAAGTAATGCTGAACCGCCTACCTTTATTATTGTAATCAATCCGTTATTCAATCCAAAATCTTGAAGGATATTATATTGAGCATCGATTAAAACAGTTATTAACCACGAAATAACCACCCAATACTCTTTTAAAAATACTTTTATTTTATCCATAAGTTTAATATAAGTACGGTTAATAAAGCTCCGATTGCGCCACGTAATACATCCATATAATCGATAAAACTTTTATTATACATTTGCCAACCCCACTCCCACATCGTGCCTATAACACCCATAATAAAAGCAGTAATTAATATTTGAATTGGAAATGGCACACCGTCGAAAGTTAGAAATAAAAGGATGCCTATAACACCCCCGATTAAATAGTGAAGTAAGTTTCTCATAGTTGTTTTATTGATTTTAAGCAATGATTTTTATCTAAATAGTCTAATATATTACAAATTGTTTTACCTGTTTTTGTAAGCGTGTTATCTCGTTTATTCTTACCCAATGCGCTTGATATAGTTTCCCTTTCATCTCCGAACTTATATCCATTCTTTTGAAGCGTTCTATTTAATAACGTTCTAAAATTTCTATTTCCAAATCTATCAATATCGATAGCAGTTTCTTTAAAATAACCGCTTTTATCTTTTACTAAAAAATAATTAATTACTGACAATGGTAAAAATACGATTATTGCAACTACAAATAAAATAAAATCCATTAATAATTTATTTCTATGTATTCAGATAATTGGTCAAATAAGCGATTGTATAAAACCTCACCAACTTGAGCAACTCCTATAACTATTAGCTTTTGTTTTGCACTTATCCATTGCCCAGCTAACACTTCATTGCGAACTGGTATCAATAAATTTTCCAAATATGTATGTGTTGCATCGTCAATAGTACCGCTCAACTTTGCAAGTCTAAATTCAGCACTTATTTTTGCGTATGCATTTATACCATCGGTTGTGCGCTGAATGTATTTTTGTGTTTCGTTGTGTAATGATTGTTGAATAGTATTTTCTGCAACATCTTCTAGTGTTGCGCTTTCAATCCATTCTGAACCGTTCCAAAATTCTTTTAATAACCCACCTAAATAAGGCGTTAATGTCCAATTTTTGTGAGTTGGTTTTGTGCCTGTAATACCTCCGCATTGACCGTTTTCTAATATTAAAGTATATTCCATAATTATATTTTTATAAAAAATTGACCTGATATAATTTTTGTATTAGACGCTACCCAATTCGCCCCCGCTACGGTTGGATAAAGCCTGATTAAATTTGAACCTGATGCAGTATCTGTTTTTGATACTGTTGTAACTGCGTTGCCATTATTGTACATTAATGTGCTTGTAAAAAGATTTGTTTGCAAAGAATTAAAAGGCAAGGTGAACGAAGTTGAAGTACTGTTAGAAGTGCCTTCTATTAAAAAATAACAAAATAAACAATCATCAATTATTTTATAAAAAATATTTTTGTTTGTAAAACTACTCCATCCGATAACCGTTGAAGTAGCTGAATAATCAATCCAACTTGTTTTATCAGTTTTCAAAGCCAAAGCATCAAACACACCATTACTACTTACTGCATTTGTACTGCCATCTGTGGGTACTGCATCGATTGTTAAAACAGGCACAACACTCAAAGGAATAGGTACTAATGTTCTAACGGGTGTTACACCTCCAAATTGAAAATCATAAGTAGGATTTGAACCTCCTGCAATTCTATTAGCGTAATATTTCATAACAACCCTATCGGTGTCTAAAAATATACCATCATCCCAAATAGCAGTTGCGCTAAATTCAACGTAAGTTCCGCTATCTAAAACAGGAATAGTATTGGCGCTAGTTGCGATTAATGTTTCAACACCGCCACTTGTGCGTTTATAAACTTGAAAATAAAAAGATGCCGTTCCACTTCCTGATGTTCTTCTAATATTTCCGATTGTAGTAATATTGAATACTCCAGGATTACCAACTATTATATTTGGCGATGTCGCTAAACTTGATATTAGTTGAGAAGTAGTTGTTATTGCACCCGTTGATACATCAACCGCAGTTGTGTTATATGATGGGTCTGTAATGCTTGTTACGATTTTCACATAACCTGATATATCACTTGCTACATTCGTTGGATAAAATATGATATTTGATGGCAAATCTAATAATGAAATAAAAGGATTACCATCGTCGCCGTCGTTAATTAGGTCGGAGGTTTTTGTTGCTCCACCACCTGCATTCATATCAGTAGAAATCCAATCTGTACCGTTGTAAAATCGATATACTAATGCTCCAGATGTATAATCAACTCCACCGATTGTAGTTGTGCCGTCTATAACGTGAACAATGTAGCCTGCTAAAAAACTAGGATACGGGTCTGTGAATATTATTGTTCCATTAGCGGAATATGACATAAAATTTTCAGCTATTTTGTCTGAATCAACTCCGTTAAAACATTGTATAGCTGAATTTTCATCTGGCAATAAATAAGATTTTTGAGATGTTAATCTTTCTGAATTTATTACAAAATTTCTATCTGTATATGCATTTTTAAAATACCAATCGCCCTCACTAACTTCAATATAATTATAATCTCCTTCTGGTGAATTAAATAATCCTATTTTTTGTATTTTAATCTGATTAGTCGTCTCATTCCCCACATCCGTAACCTGTTGAAGTGTTGGGGTTGTGGAGGAGCCACCGCCTAGATTTACTATCGGGTTTAAAGGGTCGGTATTATCAACAGCCGAACCCGTTACAGATTGCACTCCGATTTCAGCGTTTATAGGTATTTCAACAGCTATTTCCCAATGGTCTGTTAAAGACATTATAGCGTTTAATTCTTCAGTACAAATCAAATCAGGGAAACCGTTTATATTTAAATACGTTCCTATTCCTGCTAAAAAGAAACTAGGGTCAGCAGGAACGTCAGGAAGTTGCTGACCGTCTGTAACTGATATTGGTAAAAATCCAACACCTGAACCCGCACCAACAGCAGCAGCAACTAAATCTACTAAACTTTGTATCGTTGCTTTTTTTAATTCAGTACCATTTGCGTGTGCAAATTCATTAACTAAAGCTAAAGTATCTTCAGGTAATTGGTCTACTCTAATCGTTGTAATATTATCAGGATTTATTGCCATAATTTTATAATTTCATAATTTTTAAAAGAACCATGTAAGGCTGCATATTTTTATTAGTTCCGCTTTGTCCTTCAGTGCTTAATACTCCAGTCTTTAAACCTACTGAATTAGTTGGTGAAACAAGTATTAAATTACCATTGTTTGCAGTGTCATCTTCCGAGCCTATAAACGTGTGACTATGTTCAACTAATATTGCATTTTTAGAACCCCCAACAGCTTTAATAACGCTATAATTTGACCCGTAACCAATAGATACTAATCCGTCTAAATTAGGAGTTGCATTTTGACCGTTACAAATTGCCCAACCCTCCATTAATAAAGTACCTAATCCAGTACCTGAAAAATTAGTATCAATATAAGTTTGATTAACCCATAAATCTCTAATTTCAAACTGAAAAGCATTTGAATTTACATTAATAAAATCAACTAATTCTTGACCCGTTATTTTTTGTAAATCAGTACCGTTTTCAACTGCTAAATTAGAAGTTAATTCTATTGTCCCTGTTGGTAATTCACCAACTCGGATAGTCGTTATTTCTGCTGGATTAATTGCCATCTGTTGTTCTTAATATTAAAGTTGCTGTTTCATCTGTTGTAATTATTACATCTGGGTTACCATCGTTTAAGACAAATTCTCCTAATGTTCTAGTCAAAGGAATACCGTAACCCGTTAAAGTTCCTGAGAATGTTAAAAATGCCTCTACTTCCGATGCTTCTGATATTTCATTGATATAGCATTTCCCATAATCTACAATAGGAAATAAAGATCCTTGAATTTTCCAATCTAAAAGCGTTTTACTTCTTTTCAATAGTTTTAAACGGTCATAACTAGCGATTGAAAATACACCACCCGCAACAGTTGTATTAACCTGAATACCGCTAAAACTTATGCTGTAATTCTGATTTGAGGGTCTTGATGTATTCCAACCGTTATTATCTCTAGTTGTAGTAGGTAACATTTCAGAAGCTTCCGATAATGAATTACCCGTAAGACATCCAATAGGTAACCAAGTACCTAGATATTTAATGTATAAAATCCTATCGCTACCGTTAAAATATTCCATGTTTCAAAGATATAAAATTTATTACCCTTTAATTGTTGCTTTAATTGTTGAGTCCCCATAATCAGGTGATATAGTATATTGAATGTCTGCTATATCAGTATTATAAAACTGCAATAATTTTACTTGTGATTTATTTGATTTATAATCATAGTTGTATTCAATAGGCATAAATAAACCCTCTACATTATCAATAGTAACAACTGACAAATAAGGTATTTCGCCAAAAACACTTCCTGAAAAAACTTTAATAGGGTTGGATTGTATTCTTAAATCGTCCATTGCTGAAATACCTAATAAAGGTAAATTTTCAAATTTATCTTTTCTAGTCCAATTATCTGTAAGTGTGATTTGATTTTCTTTATAAAGTGAACCGATTAAAATTCCATTACCGTCGCCATTAAATACTTTTTGATTTTCTTTAGTTATTGAACTAGGAGGCTCAAACCTTGTAACGGTATGAAATTCGCCAACTATACCTTGTTTTGTTATTTCATTATCTAATATTTGAATATAATTAACAGCCGCTGTAATTTGGCTACTTGCTATAACCAATCTAACTTCGCAAATTATAACAGTAATATTACAATCATTAAGTATTGAAGGCATTAACAATTCGTAATTTAATGTAGAATCAACATTTCTTTTAGCTCTTGTTTTCACTATTATATTACTATCAGTTAATGTCCATTCATTGTTATTATTTAAAAAATATCCATCTGAAGTAGTTATTTTTATAATAAATTGAACATTAGTAAAAGGCACCATTCCTGTTCCTGTTTTTCTAGTTGTTACCTGTGTTCTAAAAGTTAAAACAGAATCTGCAAGTGTATTGAATGAAGTTGAAGTAAGTACATCTATTGCACCAGAACCTTCTTTAATAATCATTTTTAAACCTGACGTACTCAAAGCGTCATTAATGACAATAATGTTTGCAGTTGGCAAACTTGGGTTTGTTGTCCAATCGGTAAAAATCATATCTGTATCATGATTTAAATTAGGGTTATCAAGAAAACCCTCTAAAAAACCATATTGATAATTTAAACGATATGCAGAAATTGCGCCTTTAACTTCTATTTGCTGATTTGCGTCACAATGATGTGGATAAAAATTATTTATTTGACTACCTAAAACAGCGTTTAAATTCTTAAGAAATGAAACGTTTGTAGTTTGATTTATAAATGTAGTAAAACCGTTAAATTCTAAATCGTTTGGTCTATAAATCCACCATTTACCATCTTGCTGAGTAATTACACCCGAGAATAGATTTAACATAGAAGTTAATACCTCGTTGCAATCCATTAAAACAATGTCATCTTTATTTTTAATAAAACGGTCTGAATTTTCATAAACATCTTTTAAAATATTAGTTCCTGCATAATCAATATATTCTATTTCAGTACTTGTATTAATATCCATCGATAAACGTGTACGGTCTAAACATGCTTTAATAACATCATAAATTGACATAGTTCCTGTAAATCTTAAACCGTTTGATTGCACAAAAGATAAATCTTTCAACAAGCCTAAACCATCAACACTTTCAATATTAACAAGCCATTCATCATTAACATAACTTTGTTGTATTCCGTCGGGTTTAATGTAACCCTCAAATATAATTTGATTGTTTTTTAGCAATTCAGTTTTATAGAAAAATTCGCCATTTAATAAAAATTCATCAAAGGTAACTATTTGATTTGCCTCTAAAGAAATATTTAAACCAGTTCCGCGTATTGGTGATAAAATACTATCTACAGCCGATTTTACAAGCGTAAAACTTCCAAATATTTCAGAAGATAAACCTAAATAATTTGTCTTATAAATATTTAAAGTATAATTATCAAAATACATGTAATAAATCAAATTTTGAAATGATGGCTCTACATCAGCAGTTGAAATTAATAAACTTGCATTTATATCAGGATAAACAGTAACTACAGCAGCATCAGCATTAATTAATACTTCAATAGTAAATCCAACTATATTATAAGTGATTAAATCGTTATAATAATTATCTCTTAAAAAGTTTAAAGTTATTTGTAAAGTATCATTAAAATCAACTCCAATAGGGACTTGATAGTCTAGTGTTGGAGTTGCCCCGTTTGGAATGAAATTAATTTTACAATCATTTGAACCATTGGAATAGTATAAATCAAAACCCCCGATTTGAATTTCATATAAAAAACCATAACCGCTTGTTATTGGTTGGTCTATAAATTCTATAATTATTTTCTTTGCCATAATTTTATAATCCTAATTGACCGCCTAAACGTCTATTTGCATTTAATGTATTACTCAAAACTCCAATTAATTTTTGACCTGCTATTTCAAAAACAACAGTACCTCCGTTATTGCCACCACCTGAAAAACCGCTACTTGTGAAACTTTGATTATTTGCTCCCGAGCCCGAACTTGATGAAGCACCTCTGCCACCGCCTCCAACACTACCGCCAATGCTACTAGATTTTGAACTAAAGAACGAACCTAAAGCGATTAAAGCTACACCCGCTCCAATTGCAACCGCTGGATTAAGTGATTTTAAAGCTGTTTTAATAGCTAAAAGCCCAACACCAACTTGTATAGCCATTTTTCCCATATCGGTTAATAAACCTCCTAGCGAACTCAACAAAGACCCTCCAATAGCTTTTAATACGTTTCCACCCGATGCTAAAGCGCCCCCAATAGCCGCTCCAATTCCTGCAAAGGTATTAACTAAAGCACCTGATATAATCTCACCAGCTTTAGTATTAAAATCCATTAATGCTTGTGTCATAGCAACTAAAGAAGCGCTAACTTCTTCTGGAAGCATAGCTAAAGACGCTTTTATTACACCCGGCAATTCTTTTACTTTACCTCCTAAAGCGTCTATTTGACCGTTAAACACTGCAATAGTATTTACATCTACTAAAGGAGCGGATACCATAGGTAGTAATCCTTGTACTTGTGGAGTTACAAAAGTTGGTTTAGCCTTTTTAGTTTCATTATCACCAAAGAAATTAAAACCCTTAGATTTTGCTATTTCTGCCGCTAATTTATTGTATTTTTCAGCAACTGATAAATTAGCGTTCATCGCTTGTGTACTTCCGTTTACAGCTTCTTTTCTATTTTTTTCAGCGCCAGACATTGCAGTAATTATATTAACTGATTGTCCAGAAGCTATTAAAAAATACTCTAAAACTCCAAGATGTTTTTGAGTTTCATTTTTTGATAAGTTTTCCCTTTTAAGTAATTCTTTTGCGGCTTCTCCTTGTGCTAGTGTTGCAGTAGCTTTATAAAGCATCATTTGAATATAAGCAGCACCATTTTTTACAAGTTGCTGTTCAACTTCATCAAGGGTTTTAACAATTCCTGTGGTTTTACCCATTGTATCGTTATAATGTTCAACTACCTTGTTTTTATTTAAAAAACCATCTTTTGCAAGTTGAACCTCATTTGTCAATTGCTTAACATCTTCTGCTGCCTGTACTACGCTTTGATTTGTATACGCCTCTGAAGTAGCTTTTTTTAAGGCATCACTATAAGCATTTGTTTCACCCGTTAATTTATCAATAACATCGCCAACAGTTAAGCCACTCTGAGCCATATACGTCAATCCTGTTGTAAGAAGTGAAACCCCTAACAAAATACCCCCAGAACCCATTAACGAACCTGCTAACGCCTTTAACGCGCCACCTGTTGAACCTGTTGAATTTTTTAAATGTCCGAAAGCCTCAACAGTTGCAGTGATATTATTACCTATACCGATAATCCCATAGGGTGCGTCTTGTGCAATTCTTGAAAACTGCATTAAAGCATTCCCACCGTTTGCAACCTTTGGCGCCATTCCTGTAAAAGTACTTCCTGTATCTTTAACAGTAGTTTTTAAGCTATTTAAAGAAGCCTTAGCGTCTTTAATTTGTGCATTGATTTGAGTTGTATCTAATCCAACTTTTAACTGTTCTAGTTTTACCTTTGATAGTTCTTTTATGTCAAATTCAACCTCTTTAATTTTTTTATCAAAGTCGGTTTTATCTGCTCCAATCTCAACTGTTAATTTACCTCCTGCCATTTTTTATACTCTTTAATAAACATTTCTTTTTGATAGTCAGATATACCACCGCTTTGTTTTTTGTCTTTATCTAATGCTAAAAACGCTTCTTTTCTTTTTACCATCTTTTTAGGGTCTTGATGTGGTGCAATATAAGTAGTCCACATAACCTCCCTTAACTTTTGCCAATCATATAAATCTTGTCTTTTATACGCAAAAAGCCTGATTTGAAATTCTGCCCACGTCATGCCGTACACGAAATCCAAATCAGGACATTTAAGTTCACCAAGAGCAAAAGAAATTACATCTTCGCTCCAGTTTATTTTTTCATTACTTTTTTTTTAGATGTGTCTTCAGGTACATCTTTAGTTAATGATTGTGTGAAAGCCTTGAAAAACTCTGTAACTACTTCGCCATCCATTCCAACTTCATCAATCCAATCTGAAACATCAAAAGCATCGAATAAAGGGTTTTCATTTTTACGTATGAAACCAAATGCACAACTATGAAACATTATAAGAGGTATCCACTTAAAAGGGTTTTCAGCTAGTTTAGCATCGATTTCATTCATTGCTATTTTTTCAGTTTCTAATAAGTTCCCTAAAAAACCTAAACCGAAATAAAATATTCTTTCTTGACCTCCAATATTTAATTTTATTGATTTCATTAAACGTTTGGATCAGTTAGTAAAACAGCACCGTCACCATCTAAAGTAAGTGAAAAAGTTGTAACCTCGTCACCACTTCCAAAAGTAGCACTTAAATCAGTAATGTAAGCATTACCGAAATATTTAACAGATGTTGCATTATCAATATCAGTATCAATTTTCCATTCTACTAATGTTTTAGCTTGTTGTAACAAAAACAATGCATCATGTGATTGTTTTGCAGTATCACCTCCAGCAGTAGTTGTGTCGATATATTCACCCTCAGCATCTACTGAATAACTAAATGTACCCGGTGTTTTCTTAACTACACCCGGGAAACATTTTGTTTGGCTTTCAATCATTGCAACGGTAGTGTTCAAACCGTTTGAAGTTAAACACGCTACAGGCTTCCAAGCTGCCGTATCGTAAATGTACAAAATACCTTTTTCACCTCTTATACTCATTTTTTCTATTTTTTATGATTAATTTATTTATTTTCAAAGATATAAAAATTATTTATAATAATTCTAAATAATTACTTTATTTATTCAAGTGTTAAAATAACTCTTATAAAATTCCGATAAACAGTTTGTGTTTCAGTACTACTATCTAAATTACTAGGGTATTCATTTCTTTGCGTTAATACATTAAATCCCGTTACTTGTAAATTAAGTATTAAATTTTTAATAGTTTCTTCCATATCATCATTCGCCAATCTACTACCTACATTTCCTGCACCGTTGTAAATACATACTAAATCCAAAAGAGTTGCAACCTGCCATCTGTGAGCGCATTTATTTGGGTTCAAATCTTCTTTATCTTGTGTCGATATAATAACGTATTGCGTTGGATTTAAATTACCAGTCACTTGCGTATCAAAACAAGGATAAGTTGCATTAACAGCATCGTAAATAGCTTTACGAATGTATTTATTTGGATTTACCATATTTGTCTAATACTTTTTTTAATTTTGTTAAATATTCTTCTCGACCTCTAATTAATGCAGGATAAAGAAAAGGTCTTGCTCTTAAATTAATTTGCTTTATTCCTCTACCTTTAAACTTAATAGCTTGTTCTTTTAATTCAGTTGGTACGTTTACTAATCCACCCGTTCCAAATTCTACAAATGGAGCGTAAGGAGCAATAACCCCACCAGCCTCAACAGTCCAATTTAACGGGCTTTCTTTTACTTCGTTTATAGATTGTCCTAATTTACCAAAGTTAGCAGGAGCGGATTGCTTAGCGTATTTTTCGATATTTCTTGCTACTAATTCAGTAACACCTTCAATATCCTTTTCAGCTTCTTTGCCGTACTTTCGTAAATCTGCAATAACACTATTAATCCCTTTGATTTGCATAAATTTGTATATCAATATTATCTAAATCAATATTTAAAACACTATCAATATTATAAATCAATCCGTTATATTTAAAGAAATTATCTTTAATTGACAAAACTAAATCAAATCTATTCCTGAT